TTAAATATAAAAAATAGTAGTTAAAGTATCTTCACGTTTATTGTAAATGATAGATTTTATAAAAGTTTTTAGCACTATGTTTTTAGACATAACACTTATACTATCATCTTTTACAGCTTCAATGGCTGTTACAAGCTTATCTTTAAATTCAGCAACCTTTTGAGGGTTTGTATCGTTATTGCTATGAGTATTAATCAGGTTTGTTATTTCACTTATTTCTTTTTGAAACATCTCTTTATTTGCTTTATATTCTTCAAGTGTATCAATATCATTTAAATATGCTTTTTTAGCACGTTCTAATTTCTGATTTAGTTTACTCAATTGAGTTTTATAAAGTTCAATTTCATCATCTTTATTTTCGTATTCTATATTTAACCCTTTTAATGACCAAGTCTCATTTACAATGTCTAGTGTAGAAGTTAATGTTTTAATAATATGATCCTCAACATCTTTAATCTTTATATAGTTACTTGTATTACATGAGCCTACTTTATATCTACTGCATTGATAGCCGTCAGCGTTTCTTATACTTCCATCTTTTCGTTTGAAGCGAGCTGTCTTATAAACTAATGTTCCGTTGCAGTCAGAACATCTAAGAATACCACCTAACCAATGGATATACTCCGTGCTTCGTGGTTTTACATCTTTATGCCATGTTCCTAAAACTTTTTGTGCTTCATTCCAAGTTTGTTGAGAAATAATAGGTTCATGTGTATTTTCTACGGTTATCCATTCACTTTCAGGTTTTACAACTATCCTAGAACCTTGACAATGTGTATAGTTCCAACGTGTCACACCAATGTAAGCAGGGTTTTGAATTATATATTTTATCCTTCGTGCCTCAAAAGGGCTACCTGTTTTGCTCTTAATACCTAACATATTTAAATGCTTAGCTATTGAGCCTATAGATTGTCCATTTATGCACATGTCATATATTTTTTTTATGATTTCAGCCTCTTCTTTGTTGACAACCCTTTTATTATCTACAATATCATAACCTAGAATGGGTTTTGATTGTACGCCACCCCTACGAGCTTTTTCTGTCATTCCCTTTATAACTTCATCTGATAAGTTAAGAGAGTAGTATTCAGCCATAGCTTCCAACATAGCTTCAAGAATGACACTAAACTTATCATCTTCTAGTTGTTCTGTTATAGATATCACTTTTATGCCACATTCTTTACGGAGAAGGCTTTTGTATACTACAGAGTCTTCCCTGGAACGTGCAAAACGGTCAAATTTATGAACTAAAATAGCATCAAAGGGTTTTGGCTTTTTCTTTGCCATAGCTATCATATTTTGAAAGGCTGGTCTTTTTTTAGCAGAAGTACCAGTTATCCCTTCATCTATAAATATATAATGGTCGTCTATTTGATAATTATTTTTCTTTGCATATTCAATTAATGCACGTTTTTGAGCATCTGGTGAAAACTCTAATTGTTCATCAGTAGAAACTCGTATATATAAAGCTGCTGTCATCTAAATCACTCCTTTTGATGAACCTATAACGGACAAAGGTTCAAAATATAATGTGTAGTCTTTGCATCTATAATATAGACCATGCTTTTGTTTATAATAATCAATTGCTTCACAGAAGTAATTTTCTGTTACATGTAAGTACTCACACATATCTTGTAAATTTAAGCAATAATTAAGTAATCCTTGCACAATTTTATCTGGTGGAACTAAATCGTTAAAGGAACATTTCCTTGCAAAACGTTCTTGCTTCAAATTATTAATATTTCTAATATCTGTTATATTCCCTACAGTAGCTTTTGCATGCCATATCTCCTCGCTTAAATAACATCGCTTTTGAACAGATGTTTTAAGTATATGTGAGTTTAAAGCTATTTTTCTCCCTTTGCATAGAGCTTCTGAATTAGAATGTAATTTTTTTTCTCTTATATCAAGGCCAAGTTTGTGTCCTTCATCAAGTAAGTATTCATGTAAATACAAGACTAAACCTCCCCTAAAACTATTACCAGTTATCCATATCAGCCAAATCTTGATTAATTAGTTCTAGTTCTTCGTTAGTAATATTATCATTGTGAGCTGCTATTGGTATTAAATAGTCATTAGTGCAACGATTATGCTCCATATCTAACACAGTATTTACTGTATGCTGCCCTTTTTCATCTAGAACTCGATATTTTTTTACTAGCTCTTTTTCATTTTGAGAGAGAGAGAGACTATTATTAGTTGCTTTAATGGTAACTGAATCTTCCCATCCCATAAGAAAGCCAGGAGAGCATTGTAGGACATTGGCTAATTCCTTTATTTTGTCTATCCCCATATTTTGAATATCCTTACTTTCATATCTAGAGACAGTAGATTCAGCAACATTTAAGGCATTGGCAACATCTTTTAATGTTAGTCCTAATTCTAAGCGACGTTTTTTTATTAATTTATTTACGCTTGTAGTCATTACAAAACCACCTTTCACGTATTGAGTATACTATATTTTTGCGTATGATGCAAATAAAAACTTGCATAAACGCAAAAATAATTATTGACGTAACAAGAAAATTGTCGTAAAGTATCAATAGAACTTGCGAATAAGCAAGAAAAAATATGAAAGGAGTATGAAAATGAATGTAAATAAGATTAAAGGTAGAATGGTAGAGTTGGGGTATACACAGGAATTATTGGCAAAAAAATTCGGAGTGGATACATCTACTATAAATAGAAAGATTAATTATAGTGATGGTTCAAAGATTACTGTAGCAGAGGCACAAAAGCTTATTGATATTTTAGAAATAGATAATCCGATGGAATATTTTTTTGTATAAATCTTGCGTATACGCAATATCTAGTGGATGTATGCAAATAAATCGTAAAAATGCTAATAGGACAAAATGTGACCTGAATATATTGATATGGGGGTGATTATATGAAATATATCTTTTTACTAGAAGTAGATAATAAAGTCAAGCCTTTTGAAGAAGCTTCCCCTCAAGAACTTAAAGCACTAAATGATAAGGTTAAAAAATCATTTGAAACCCATATGGGACTTAAGTACATAGGTGAAAAGGAACAAACTACTTAGGGTAATACAGACATCCCTCAATGTACAAAAGAAAAAGTTTTACATATAAATGATATAAATCACATTAGTAGATGATGAAGTTCATCTACATAAAAAGTGGACAAGTATTAGAGGAGGAGAATCAAAATGCCAAAGAATGCATTAGTTAAAGTACAAGGAACACAGCAATTTATGGGAAAAGAAATCCCTGTAGTATTAGGTGGGTTTGGAGAAAACTGTAAAGTAGTTACCGATAAGATGGTAGCTGAAATACATAATACAGAAGCAAGAGAAGTTAGAAGGTTAATAAAGGATAACTTGAAACGATTTAAGGAAAGCATTGATTTTATTGACTTAAAGAAAGGCGTGGGCGACACCCACACGTTGGATTTAACAGAATTAAGTTACTCCAAACAAGCAATAACTCAAGCTGAACACATCTATCTCCTATCAGAAAGAGGATATGCAAAGCTAATCAAAATCATGGACACAGATTTAGCTTGGGAGATACATGACCAATTAATGGATGAGTATTTCCATTTAAGAGAAGAACAACAAAATACATATAGTCATTTATCCAAAGAACTACAAGCCATATTTGCAATAGACCATAAGCAACAGGAAATGGATAGTAGAATTACTAAACTTGAAAATACCATGACTATTGATTATGGACAACAAAATGATATACAGGCACTTGTATCCAAAAAGGTAATTAGTGTATTGGGCGGAGCAGATGCCCCAGCTTATAAAAATAGGAAAGTATCAAAAAAAGCTTTTAGCCAACTTCACAGATGGCTTAGAAATGTATTCGAAGTCAATTCATATAAAAATATCGCAGTTAAAGATTTTGAAAGGGCAAAGGAAATTATTCCTCAATGGGAGCCAAACGAAGAGCTACAGTTAATGATTAAAGGTGCTAATGCACAAATGAGATTAACTTAAAAAGGTGTAATAGGACAAGCTGTGTATTTAATAATATGTATTAGGAGGGGATACATAATGAAAGTAATATCATATTTAAACGATGTACCTTTTGATGAATTGAGCTATGAGGAAAAACTTGAATTTTCTACAGAAGTTCAAATTAGAATGCTAAAGATGGCAGGATATACACCTATAGAGGTAGAGGATGAAAGTGACAAAATAGATTAATTCTTTCGTACAAAAGATGACTCTTTATTTTTTTGCGCTTTTTTCATAAAAAAGTACAGAGTTTTACACTATCAAGTATATTCTGGCTAGCTAATATTATTACAAAAAATTATAGAGACTGTAATTTTTTTAGGGAGGATTATTAAAGTATGTCAAGATTAACTTTTATTGCTAAAGGTAAGATTGGTGACATTTTAGCAGCATTGGAAAAGTCAATGAAAGATTTAAAAATACAGGAAGAGGAGGAAGAAGAGTGAAACACGGCAAGGCTCCAACAGTTAGGCAAAAGAAACTAATAGCAGATGCAGGTTTAAACTATGACAACTGGTTAGTAGAAAGAGATTTGCCTACAGATATGATTATAATTCATAGACTTACAGGAAGTGGGTACAAGCTCATTAAAGAAGATGGCCAATATGTTAGAAAAGTGAGGCTTGATGATTAATGGAATATACCATAATACTCGGTTTTGGATTTCTATTAGGCGTAGCTTCTATGTTAGGTGCGTCATATATAGCTAGAAATGAAGAAAAGAAGAAAGGTGATGATTAGATGGAAGAATTAACAAAAGAAGAAAAGGACCAATATATCAGAGATATGATTAAGAACTTAATTCATGACCAAACAGCATTTAATATTAATCGCTGGGGTAGCATGAGTAATTACCACGAAATGTGGGGGCTTGCGTTAGAAGAATCAGAAGAGGCAAAAGAACAACTTGCATGGGTAACTAGATACAAAGAAGATACTTGGAAGATGATTAAGAACAACGAGCCAATAGGAGATATTCATTACTCATTACAAGTTATCATTGGCAATATTGAGTTAGCTATTCAGGAACTTATTCATGAAGCAGCAGTTTACAAAAGAGCATTAGATACAATGAAAAACGCACCAGTAGCCGACCAAAGCAAAACTGATGCGGATAAAAAATAAATTATCGGATTAATTATACCATAAAAGGAGAAGAGAAGATATGAAACTTGTGTTAAAAGTTTTAGAAATGAAAAATTTCAAGGGTATAAAGGAGAAAAAAATTCTTTTTGAACGCACAGAAACTAAATTATATGGTGCGAATGCAACCGGAAAGACTACAGTAGCCGATGCTTTTATGTGGTTATTATTTGATAAAGATAGCCAAGACAGAAAAGATTTTGAAATTAAGCCTTTAGCAGAAAACAATGAACCTATTCACTTTTTAAATACTGAAGTATCTGCAGAGTTTGAATTTGATGGTAAAACTTTTAGCCTATCTAAAGTGTATAAGGAAAAATGGGTTAAGAAACGTGGACAAGCCGAACAAGAGTTTAGTGGGCATGAAACTACTTATTACATAGATGGAGTTCCTTGTAAAAAGTCAGAGTATCAGAAATATGTTGATGAAATTATCAAGGAAAAAACATTCAAGTTACTGACTAACCCTTTAACTTTTGAAGCTATGAAATGGCAAGACAAGAGAAAAATTCTATTTGAAGTATGTGGGACAATTAATGATGTGAGTGTTCCTGGATATGATAAGCTTCAACAACGTCTTAATGGAAAAGATGTAGATGAGTTCAAAAAATCTCTAGCAGCAACTAAGAAGAAGCTTAAGAAGGATATAGAGGATATTCCACCGCGCATAGATGAATTAAGAAGAGGCATAGATGAAAGCTTGGATAAAGAAGTGGCATTATTAAAGATTGCCAAAAAAGAACAGGCTATCCAAGACTTTGAACAGCAGCTTGAAGCTTCAGAGAAAGCGTTTGAAGTGGTGCGAGATAAACAAAAACTCATATTATCACTTGAACGAACAAAAGAAGAGATAATTAGAGAGCATAACAAACAGCTATATGGAGAACAAGGTAAGCTAAAAGACCAATATGCTCAACTTAAATCAACGCTTAATAGTAAGCAGATTGAGCAAGATAGGCTTGTAAAGATAATCGAAATTAAGAAGCAAGACAATGTGCTACTAGAAGGACAAGTAAATGAGCACCGTGAAGAGTGGCAACGTATAGCAGAAGAAACTTTCGATGAGCACAAAGCTATTTGTCCTACATGTGGCCAAGACTTACCAGCGGATAAAGTACAAGAATTATTCGTTAAATATGAGCGAGAAAAGGCTGTAAGACAAGAAAGAGTCGTTAACTTGGCAAATAGTAAGAAAGCATCTATTGCTAGTAATAATAATGAAATTGCTCGTTGCGCGGAACTATTTGAAGGCATAGCTCAAGAGGTAGTGATTATTAATAAAAGTTTAGCTGACTTAGAAGAAAAACTTGCAGAACCCATTGAACAAACTGTATGTGATACATCTGAAATAGATGCTCAAATAGATGAACTTAAACAAGCAGTAGCATCCTTTAATCAGTTAGATACCTCTAAGATTAAGGAAGAAATTAAGATAGCTCAGAAGGATATAGCGCTCTACAATTTAACAATTACTAAGGCAGATAACCAAGAAAAGACTTTGGAACGCATAAAAGAGTTAGGGGAACAGCTTAAAGAACTCCAAGTAAGTTTAGCGGATGTAGAGCAGCAAGAAATCTTAGTAGAGGACTTCACAAAAGCTAAAGTCGATATGCTTGAAGAGAACATCAATAGTAAGTTTACAACAGTCAAGTTCAAGCTTTTTGAAGAACAGATTAATGGTGGGTTGGTAGAGTGTTGTGAAAGCCTTATTAATGGTGTGCCATTTAGCAATGCTAACAACGCAGCCAAGGTTGCAGCAGGAATAGATATTATCAATGTATTAAGTAATCATTATGGTTTCTATGCCCCTATATGGCTAGATAATCGTGAGAGTGTTACGAGTATACCAGATACATATAGTCAAGTAATCAATCTTATTGTAAGTGAAAAAGATAAAGAATTGAGGGTAGAATAATGGGAATTTGGATTAGAAGTCAGGATAAAACAACTCTTACATTTTGCAGAACAGTAAAAGCATGGCAAGGCGGGAGAATAGTCAATACCTTAGGTAAGGACTATATCCATTTAGGAGATTATGAAACTCTAGATAGAGCAAAAGAAGTTCTAGCGATTATAGCAAACTTTGTAGAAAATAATTCAAATGATAGAACAGTATTTCAAATGCCATTAAATTAATAAAAACTAGGAGGAATAGAGAATGTCAGAAAATCAAGTAGCAGTAAAAAAACAAAGTGAAATTACAGAGCAAGTATTCGGAAAGGTAAAGCAGCTCCAAGAAGCTGGCAGTTTAGTGCTTCCTAAATCTTATGCAGCAGGTAATGCACTTAAGAGTGCTCAACTTATCTTGGCTGAAACAAAGGATAAAACAGGCAAATTAGCTACAGAAGTATGTACTAAAGAAAGTGTAGCGAACTGTTTATTAGATATGGTCAAAATGGGTCTAGAGCCTAGTAAGAAGCAATGTTACTTCGTTATCTATGGAGATAAACTACAGCTTATGACAAGTTATTTTGGTAAGTTAGCAATTGCTAAACGTGTAGCAGATCTTGAAGAAGTAAAGGCTTTTGTTATCTATGAAGGTGATGAATTTGAAATGGAATTTAACCTTGACGACTTAACAATGCAACTTAAGACATACAAACCTAATCCGTTAAATGTAAATCTAGATAAAATCACAGGAGCCTTTGCTATTCCAGTTTTTAAGGATGGTACAAGAGGAGATTTAGTTTATATGAGCTATCAGCAGATTAAGAACTCCTGGAATCAAGGTTATGCAAAGGGTAACTCTGGAGCACATAAGAACTTTACTGATGAAATGTGTAAGAAAACGATTATCACAAGGGTTTGTAAGACACTTATCAACTCTAGTGATGATGGAGATTTAGTTGATACATATGGTGCAACGGATGAAGAAATTCCAGTACAGCAAGAGCAAAAAGAAATGACAGCAAGTAAAGAATTTGTAGATGTCCCATTTACAGAAGAAGAACATGTCTCAGCAACAGTAGTAAAAGACGTGGCTCCTAATGAGTGTCCAATTTAGGAGGGGCTTATGAAACTTAAAGTATTAGCTTCTGGCTCAAAGGCAAATAGCTACATATTAGAAAATGAAACGGAGGCCCTGGTAATTGAAGCCGGGGTACCGTTTAAGGAACTGATAAGGCATGTTGACCATAGGAAGATAGTAGGTTGCTTAGTGTCACATGAACACAAGGACCATGCAGCTTATGCAGGGCAGTACTCAATGAGAGGGATTGAGGTATTTACACCATACACAATTAAAAACAGTCAATATGAAAGAGTTTTAAGATTTGGTGGCTTTAACTATATACCCTTTAAAAATCATCATGATGTACCCTGTTACGGTTTTAAAGTAACTCATAAGGAATTAGGTCAATTAGTATTCGGAACCGACACAGGCTATATTGAGTACAAATTTAAAGACATTAATCACTGGCTTGTAGAATGCAATTACTCAAAAGAAATACTAGATAAACGTGTAGAACAGGGATTTAATCCAGCTTTAGCAGACCGTATAGTAAGGGATCATATGAGTTTAGAAACTTGTAAAGACTTTTTTAAAGCGAATGACTTAAGCAAGACTAGAAGCATCGTTTTATTACACCTAAGTGACTCTAACAGCGATGCTAAACAGTTTAAAGATGAAATCTATAGCTTAACAAATAAACCAACGTATATAGCTGAAAAGGGGCTAGAAATTGACTTAAGCCTATGCCCCTTTTAGAAAGGGGTGAATAATTTGGCAAGACCTAAAAAGGATGGGCTTGAGTATTTTCCATTAGACGTATATGCAGGTACAGATGACGAACTTGAACTTTTAGAAGCAGAGTATGGACTTGAGGGGTTTGCCATCTTTATTAAATTACTTCAAGCCATTTATAAGAATGGGTACTACATTAACTGGTCAGATAAAGAGAAATTACTCTTCTCAAAGAGAGTTAATGTAGCATTAACCCTAGTTAATGATGTAATAACTACCTGTTTAAAGTGGGATTTGCTTAATAATAGGCTTTATGAACAACATAAAATTCTAACTTCGCATGGCATTCAGCAAAGATTTTTACTAGCAATAGGTCGTAGAAGCGCTGTAGAAATCTATCAAGATTACTTACTTTTAAGTGAAAGTGAGGTTTCTGCAACAAAAAACCTAGTTATTGTTACAAAAACCCCCGTTAATGCTGACAATAATCCCCAAAGTAAAGTAAAGGAAAGTAAAGAGAAAGTAAAGGAAAGTATAGCAGTAGCTGCTGACCATACTTCCGTTATACAAAAAATTTTAGAAGATGGGTTTGGAAGATTAGTTAGCTCTATAGAGATAGAAACATTGCTAAGTTATTTAGATGATGGCATTCAATTGGATTTAATAGAAAAGGCTGTACAAGAAACCGCTAATAATGGTGTTAAAAATATCAACTATGTTAAGAGTATTCTTAATAGATGTATTGAGCAAAAAATTAATACCCTAGAGCGCTACCAGTTAGCTCAGAAGAAGTTTAAAGAGAAAAGCAGTACAAATACACAAGAGAATAAAGAACCTTCTACGGATGCAATGAGGAGGTTTTTGGAGGGGGAATAGGATATGACAAAGGAACAATGCGAAGATATACTCGTTATGCTAAAAGCTTGTTACCCTAATTTTAAATTAGAGCTTAACAGTAAAGAGAGTAGGTATTGGGTAGCTAGCCTGATTGACCTAGAATTTGAAAAGGCTTTTATAGCTACTCAACAACTTACTAAAACATCTAAGTGGGCACCAAGTATTGCAGAAATAAGAGCGGTATACACTGAGTTATTACTTCCTGATCTAGTGGATGCAGAGCAAGCTTGGGGAATCGTTGTACAAGCTATTAACAAACATGGTGGTATTTATTCTACTGATGCAGCTATGAATGAATTACCAAGGCAAGTCCAAGAAGCTGTTAAATGGATAGGTGGTATTAAAGCCATAAGCCAAGCTGAAAAACCAGATGTACTTAGAGGGCAGTTTATAAGGACTATGGAGGCTGTTAATAAAAGAGTAACAAAAGAACTATCATTAGGGCCTAAATTAGGAAATCAAATAGACCAGATTAGGTTAGAGACCAAACAACAAGAGGCGTTACTTGCATTAGATACTAAACAAGGTATACCTCAAATAGAATATGGTCCTATAACAGATGATAGTAGGATTGATTATAACATAAGGCAATGTGGAATGCTTCGTGATGTGTATGCGAGAACTCAGCAAAAGTTAAATAAGGGGGACTTATCGTGAATAAACGAATGAAGAAAAAGGCTTGTACATACAAGCCTCTAAGTAATAAACAAAGGCTTAAAAATCAGGCTAGGGCAATACGTCAACTTTACAAAGAAAATGAGCAACTTTCTACAGAGAATAAAAGTTTGAAACATGCATTAGAAATTGAGAAGAATTACTCTTATGATTTAATGCAGCATAAAAAGCAACTTGAAAATAATCTTAAAGAGCAACCTAAAAAGTCGTTCTGGAAGAAGGTATTTAAATGAAAAATAGTAGAGCAAAAGGTGCCAGAGGAGAACGTGAACTTTCTAATCTATTAAAAGAACATGGATTTAGTACACGCAGAGGTCAACAGTATTGTGGAGCTAATGGTGATGCTGACGTTGTTGGTCTACCTGGTATACATATTGAATGTAAACGTGTTGAAAAACTTAATATATACAACGCACTAACACAGGCTGAAAATGACTGTAAAGAAAATGAAGTGCCTGTAGTTATGCATAGAAAAGACCGAGAAAAATGGATTGTAACAATGAGCCTGGATGATTGGATTGAGATGTATAAGAAACTCAACCAAGTTACATGTAGTGAAAAAAAGTAGAATATATCGAAGTTGTAGACGAGTTTGGAGAGCTACAACTTCGGTTTAAGTAAGGAGGCGTAGAGGTGGGTAAAACAAGAAAGCTTAATCAGTTAGATTATGAAACAGGAAAAGTCATTAGGACATTTAGTAGCTTAAGTGAAGCATGTGATGAGTTTGGGATAAGTCTCTATAATATATGGCATGCAATCGAAAAGAAAAACGGTATTATGCCTATTAAAAAGCTAAGATTTGAGTACGCAGAAGAGAGGGTAAATAATACCAAACGTAAAGTTAAGCAGCTAGATTATGAGACAGGTGAACTTATAGAAACATACAACAATATGGAGGATGCAGCTTCGGATAACTTTATATCTGTAAAGGCATTAAGAAAAGCTTTAAGTAAGAGAGACGGATACATGCCTGTGGCTAAATTAAGATTTGAATTTATCTAAGACAGAAAGGTGGTAACGTAATGAACAGGAAACAACGAAGAGAAGAGGCTAAGAAAAATGGCATTAAAAATAAGCCTATAGCATTTAAGCCGCCTGTAGCTAGTATCCCCTACAAGGATGTACACAAGGTCGTAGAAAAGGAAATAGATGAGATAAGACTAGAAGCAGCAAATAGATCCTTGAATATGTACATGGGTGGTAGTGTAGTCACTCTTATAGAACAATACGGTTGGTCTCTAGAAGAAGTCGAACAGTTTATAGAGCGTGTCATAAATAAACTAGAAGCTGTATGTGCGAGTAGGCTACAGTTTGAAGAATTAATGAACCTTTGCGGGAGCTACGGGATGAAGCTAGATAAAATCAACTGGGAAAAAGTTGAAAAAGACGCGCAAACAACATTAAGAATTATAGATTTATATGAGGAGATGAAAGAAGTGAGTACAAAAACAGATGTATTTTCATTGTTGAATAAAGGTGAAACAGATTGCGCAAAGATTGCTAGTGAACTTTCTGTAAGTAAAAAGACTGTTGAGACCTATAAGACAGCATGGAATAAAATGCAGAAAAAGAACGAACAACCAAAGGACTTATCTGAAATGAATCCTGCTGAGTTTGCGGACAAGCTATTTGAAAATGAGGTAGAAGAAATTACATCTGACCAGGCAACAGGAGAACTTCAAGAAGATGTAAAAGAAATAGCTAAAGGTAATACGATAGAAAAAGAGAAAGAGGTGCAAGCAATGGAAGAGAAGAAAGTATTAGTAGTACCAGCAAAAGAACGTAAATTTGAAGTTAAAAGAACAGTAGAGATTGCAGCAGAATTTGGTACATACACAATTCAAAATCAGGTTGCAGATGTAAAGCTTGAAACAATAGAGAATGGGCTAACAAAAACAGATTTACTAGCATTTGCGGAAGAATTACAAGCAGTAGCAGCCGAAATGTAAGAAAGTTTATCAAAATTTAGGAGGGAAAACATGAAGAGTGCTATTGAAAGGCTGAATAAAGTATTAAGTTATTCAGAAATACAAGCAATTAAAAGCATTGTAGATGAATTAGGAGAAGAAGATTCTTGCGTTATAAATATTTCGAAAGTTGTTGAGAATGTAAAAGTAACAAAAAGCGTTGCAGTAAGTGCCTTGAAATTGTTGGAAGCTACAGGAGTAATTGAAACTAAATCACTCGGCATGAAAGGCACATACATAAATGTATTTCACAAAGACATACTGAAAGCAGTCTCAGAAATTGTTTAAACAAATCAACTTTTTAGAAAGTGAGGTGATATCAATGATAATTTGGAAAGATGATATGCCCTACATAGTAAGAGAAATGGAAGATTTAAAATATATAGTTTCAGAAGATATCTTTGAAGCTTTAAAAGAGTTCATTGAAGATTATGTTGATAATAGCGAAGAAGTTGAAAGACTAAATGATGAAATAGAAAGTCTTGAAGATGAACTTAGTGGTTGTGAAGATGAGTGTGGAGAATTAGAAGAAGCACTTGAAGAGTTAAGAGATAAGTACTCAAATTCAAAGCAAGTCATCGAAATACTCAAAGATTTTATAGATGTTATGGATGATGCAAAAATGACTAAAGATCAGTGGTATTACTGGGATAGATTAAAGGATGCAGTGGATAGTTTATAAAATCAATTATTTATGAAACGGAGGAGGTTAGGATGGATATATATTTAGTTAAGAGTACTAAATGGTCAAAGCATAATGGATACACAACATGGTGGGGGCCAAATAGTAGCGGATATGCATCACAAATAAAGTATGCAGGGGTTTACACAGAGGAAGAAGCAAAACGATTAGAAAGGGTACATGGAAAGGATGTATGTATAGCAGTATTGTTCGATCAGGAGTTAGTGCAGTTGGGAATCCAACAAATGGAGAGCGAAATTAACTTAGAGCAAGAAGATATCAAAAGATATGAAGCCTACATCGTGTCAGGCAGACGAAGGATAGAGCAGAAGCAGCAATTTTTAGAAGCATACAAAGAGAAGTATGTAGAGCAATAAAAGTGAATTTTTGTGAGATGGAGGGGAAAGGATGGAGCTAGTAGAAGTCTTATCAGATGAAGAGCTAAAAGTAATTCAAAGAAGTGATGATAAAGAAGTGGTTGGAGAAATCATAGGATTTAAAGATTTTACAGCGATAGGAGATACAGCAGTTAGAATCCATAATCCTATTTTAAATGGGTTATATAGAACGGAATTTGGAGGATGTTATGTACATTATGTAGTAGTTAGCATTATGGATGTAGTCGGAGGAAAGTTAGCATTTTGTTATTCAATGTATTAATTAATAAAAGTAACTTTTGTAAAAAATAAAGGGTTCACTAAGTGAATCAATCTCAGTGAACCCAACAAGTATATAAACAAAACTCTATTTGATAAAAATCATACTTTAGTATAAAAATATGTCAATGCGCTATGAAAAAGTAAAAATTTAAAATAAATAAAAATAATTATTGTTGGTGCCGGCATTAATGTCGGTACCAGAACGGAGGATAAAAATGAGTATTATGTTTAAAAAAGTAATTATGCATACATTAGATACGCCATTAGATAGACCACTGTTATCTAAAGAGTGCTTAACCTTAACAGATGATACAGAGGCTTATATTACAAGTTATGTAGTAGGTCTATTTGAAAATCATAGCATGGCTAAAGCGGTGTTTGAAGACAGCTCGCCATGGCTAGAGGTTATTAAAAGCGGTATTAAAGATTTTTATAGTTTTTCATGTGATATGGCTCAGCAATTTTTTGCATACCTACAAACATTTGAAAACATTCCAAGTGGTGACTTGATTGTTACTCAATTTGAACGTGATGCAGTACCATATGTGGCATTTATTAAACTGAACTATAAAGAAGCATACACTCATGCAATGGATCACAGTATAGAGAGTAATCAAATCATAAAGCATAAGAGTATATTTCCTGAGAGCACTAGCAAAATTCAAGAGGCAGCTATTATCAACTTAGAAACACTAAATATCCTTTTGCTAGATATTCATAAAGAGAAATATGTGCACACACTATTAGGCTGTACAGCACCACTTTCTACAAAACAGAAAATCAACGTTGTAGAAAAGGTTATTGCAGAAGCTATTGAGGAAAACTTTGAGAATAAGATAGAAGCCCTTTCTTTTGCTAAAAGTAACCTGGCTAAAAGCATTGAGAGTACAAGTAGCATCATGATAGAGGATGTACTACATGATACATTTGGTGATAAAGAAGAAATCATAAACGTTTGTATGGATACACTTGAAGAGCAAGGTATAACAGAAGAGGCTATTGAATTACAACAAGCTTATAAAGTAGGTAAGAAATATACCACTCACAAGTTGAAAACAAATACTGGCATTGAAATTAAATTACCTGTTCAAATACTTAATGATCCCGATGCTGTAGAAATCATTACTAATCCGAATGGAACGGTGGAAGTAAGGCTTAAGAATATAGAATCGCTGATTAGCAAGTAGAATCTAAGTTTTGTTGAATGAAAGGAGAAATGAAAATGAGTAAATGGTGTTATAGTTTGAACGGAGAAGATTATTTTGAGTTATATGATAGTAAAGAAGAAGCTATAAAAGAAGGAGAAACAGAAGCACGAGAGTATGAGAAGGACTCATTCTTTGTGGCAAGAGCAATCACATTTCAGCCATATATATATGCCGAAGATGTTATTGAAGAAATCCAACAAAATGCATATGACAATGGTGGAGAATATGCTGAAACATATCTTGATGATGTTCAAAGAAAACATCGAGATGAACTAGAAGAAAAGCTTAATGAAGTGCTTAGTAATTGGATAAATAAATATGGATACAAACCTAATTTCTATAATGTTGAAGATGTAGAGACATACAGGTTGAATAATAGAATCTAAATTTAGCAAGTTGAAAGGAGAAAAGAATATGGATAAAGGTGGATGTGTATACTGTAATGACTATAGAGTTCCATTGATTGAACATGCTCCTTCTGTATACATTGATATTAACAAAAATCTTGTGTGTAGTGCTAATAAATGGTATGGCAAGAAAATAAAGTATTGTCCTATGTGTGGAAGATATTTGAGAAAAATAAAATAATTTTTTTGGAAAGGATGAAGATATGAACGCATTTGAGTTAAAAGAAATGCTTAGTGAATATACAGATGAAGAGCTACAAGCATTGCAACTTAGGGTGTTTACAAACATGGATATAGGAGAGGGTGAAACCACTATAGTAGATTCTGTAGAAGTTACAGATTGGGAATTACTAATAGAGGTTTGACAAATAAAATAATTCTTTGTTAAAGGAAGAGTGAGATTATGGAGAAAATTGATAACCCACAAGAAATATACTTTTCAAAAATGGGTATGGATACAGTTCTTGTAATTTTAAATGATGAAGTGGTAAATCCAAAATGGAATAGAGAGCCACATGATGTTGGAGTAGATGAAACAATAACATTAGAGGATATACAGAAGCAGTTCCCATACCCAGGACTTTTAGTCATAGCTGAATCACCATTAAGTGGTGCAATTTACAGATGGGGTAATTATTCAGATATGGCATGGTGGCAAGTAGGAACGATGGCAGGATATGCTTAATCAATAAAATTAGTTTTTGAGGAGGCGTTATGGTGATTGAGTATTCTACAAAGGCAGAGATAGCAAAAATATTATTAGCGATTCTAAAAGAATTAAAGGGCATTAGAAAAGCTTTAGAGAGTAAATAAAAATTGATTTTGGGAGGAGTGAAAAGGATGGGCGCGATGTATGATTACGATAATGACGAATTTTATTATGAGCCTACTATGGCAGATGAAATATTCAATAGGGCTAAAAAGGAATTAGAAGAATGTTTAAAGAAAGAAATTAAAGATCAAATAAAATCTACTATGGATTATAATTTCAAACTTAGACAAGAAAATCAAGAGTTAAGACAACAAATTGCAAAGCTAGATAGTCGCGAGAGGGACTTGGCTAATAGAGAGGCACAGTTTGAACGAACTGCACTGAGAAAGGTATTTTCTGAACTTTTGAAGCCGCTAGAAGAACAGATGGAAGTATATAGTGTGGACTATGAGTATGTAAAAAAAGATAAATGCGATAAGTGTGACACAAACAGAAGGATATACTACAAGAGTCCTTCAGGTAAAGATGTTTACGAAGAGTGCTCATGCAATAAGTCTTATAGAGTTTATAGCCCTAAACCAAAGATAGTAAAGACTGTCAACATATTTAAAGATCGAGATAAAAGTAAGTTTGCTTTCAACGTAAAATATGAGTCAAGAGACTATGATGAGGGATACTGTAAATTTGAAGTTGATAAGCTAATCGAAAATATAGATGATATGGGTGACTTGAGTAAGCTAAATGAATATCAAATGGAGTATAGCACAGGTTTTAAAAACAAAGAGGATTGCCAAAAATACTGCGACTACTTAAACAAGAAATACAGAGTTCCTAAAACTATTTTAGATAAGATTATTAAATAAAAAACTACTTTAGGAGGAGTACATATGAACGAGTACAGCAGATTAAAAAGAGCTATGAGGTTTTATGAAGAGGCTAACTTAGAAAAACTTGAAAGGGCAACTACACAGGAAGAGAGAGAAAAGAGGCTTAAAAGAGTAGAGGCTATTTCCAGATGCAAGGAGATTATGGCAGAGGTTAAGTAGTATGTAAAAAAATTTGATTTTGGAGGAGCAAAAATGAAACCAGATATTATAGGAAATAAATTTTATTTACAAGTTACTAATATTCAAGGATTTAAAAACCTAGTTGATGAAGCCAATAGGTTATCACGAGAGCTCAATCAAGTGATGCATAAGTTAAACAATTTCGATTTAGAGGTTGAGTTTAGCACAAAAGGTAAAGATGATAAATAAAAGTACTTTTTAGGAGTGTGAGAAAGTGTACTTTGAAATCACAAAATTTATCAAGGGGCATCAAAAGACATATGTCACATATAGTCATAGGACAGAATCATGGCACATTATGGGTGATATTAGAATAGGCGGATACAAGTTTAGAATGATGGCAGTTAAGGACCTTATTGATGCCGTATTCAGGCAAAAAGAACGTGTAAGTTATGTTGGACAGTAAAATGATTTTTAGGAGATGATAGCATGGACAATACATGTAAAGAAACATGGTACTTTAAGGACAACAAAGATAAATATACGGTTGATATGTTAGATGAAGAAATTGAAGAAGGGGCAGGAGTAACACTTAGAGAGTTTTTAGAGTATGGAATACAGTGTGAATACATACAAGATGTTGAAGATTTCACAAAACTAACAACAAGTGAAATTTCACATATGGTTGATTGGATAGATTACTTAGAGACTAAATAAACATTGATTTAAGTAGGTGTCAGCATGATAAAAGAAATAGAGAAATATTTCATTAAGCAATATATGAAACAGGATGTTAGAGTGCTTCCAGGACATTGGCCAGATTTTAAAAGCAAGCAAGAAGTAGATGAATGGATACAGCTTATAAACAGAGTGATGAAAGCAATGAAATAAAATTACTTGAGAGGAGTATATATGGAGCCTAAAGATAATCTTTATAGCAAAGCTGAAGGGATTCTCTATTCTTATCCGAGATTGGCATTTGAGATTAAGAACTTAGAGATTGAAATAAAAATGATTGAGAATGAGTACACAGGTATTAAAGGAAAATCAGATGAAATAGCTTCACGTACTAATGCTGTGTCCAGTTCAGTAGAAAATGAAGTTATTTCTAAAGAGGCTCGTATAGATGCATTAAAACGCAAGATCAATCATAAGAGGTTACTTATTGAAAAAATAGATAATGCTATCGATGCTATTGCTGCAGAAGATGAAACGAGTGCATTACTTATTAAACTTAAGTACATAAAGCGTTTAGAATGGAAACAGATAGAAATGCAAATACCTATGGATGAAAAGTCTCTTATGAGAAAGAGAAGTAAGATTATAAAGGATAAACTTATAGGGATGTTAGCATAACTTTTAAGTGATATATAGGTCACTAATAGGTTACTAATAGGTAACGCATAAGTAACTTTAATCATGCTAATATATCAATATCGAAAGCTTAACGGTTACGTCTTCCATAAGAATGGTAAATTGTCCAGTTGGAGGACCACTAAAAAAGAGAGTCTAAAGTGTGCATAGGCTCTCTTTTTTTACAGTTTATTTTAGCAAAAAAAGTTTCAAAAAAAGTTCTTGCAATTTAGTTGCAGTTGTAGTATTTTATACTACTACTTTCCTTTACTTTCCTTTACTTTACTTTGCTTTACTTTACTTTAGGGATTATTGTATACATTTTGTTGCAAGAACTATAATTAATGCAACAAAAACTATGGTTTATGTATACATTAATTATTTATTAACAGATTACTTAAAATTTATTAATATAAAATGTACATGAGGAGCCTTTTGGGTTCCTTTTTTATTGGAGTTGATAGTATGAAAGAATGGGCTAAAGGATTTTATCAGTCAGGAGCATGGAGAAAGTGCCGAAAGGATTATCTTAAATCTAAGTTTGGACTATGTGAACGGTGTGGCAAGGCTGCACTAATAGTTCATCATAAAAAGTACTTAACACCAAAGAACATTAATGATCCTAATATTACTTTAAACCATGATAACCTTGAAGCTTTATGCAAAGAATGCCATGACAAAGAGCATGAATGGAATAAGAAAGAAAAAGAGGTCTTGAATGAGGGCTTAGTGTTTGATGAAGATGGAAACATAGTCAGGGCATAGCCCCCCGGGTGCTTACCTATAGGGGTGACTGGCAGTAACCGTAGAGGCAAACATCTATTTTTACGGGAACCATATTTACAGATGTGAAGGGGGGGGATTACATGGCTAGAAAAGTGACAGGTCTTACAGCTAAAAAATCACAAGATGAACGTATTAATCAAGAAATAGCTAGACTTAACGATATTTTGAAAAACATACACGAATCTAAGAGGAGTATTGCTAAGGGACTGATTGAAAACATAGCCTTTATGTCAGTCACCCTCACCGATTTACAAGAAGTGATTAAGTTGCAAGGTCCTATTGTTAAGTTTGAGCAAGGTTCTCAGAAAATGCTTGTAGAAAACCCAGCTCAAAAAAGTTATAACACTATGGTCAATAGATATACTACAGCAACAAAGACGTTATTTGATTTATTACCAAAAGATCTAGTGGACATTATCCCAGTGGTCCATGAGGAAGAAGCTAAATCGATAGATAAACTACAAATGTTTCACGAGAAGTATAGAGAATGACGTATATAGAGCAGTACTGGGAAAAGATTAAAAGCGGTGAAATAAATGCTTGTAGAAAAGTTAAGATAGTATATGAGTATTTAGTTTATTGCTTACATCATGATATGGTTTGGTTTGAGTTTAATGAATTAAAAGGGAACAAGCCTATTGAATTTATAGAAACCTTTTGTAGAAATACTCAAGGTAGAAATTTTGGTAAACCTCTTAAATTAGAGTTGTTTCAGAAAGCACGTAGACAGGCTACATTTGGTTTTGTACATAAAGATACTGGATTAAGACAGTATACAGAAACAATGCTTGTAGAAGGTCGTAAGAATGGAAAAACAACAGAGAACGCTTGTGATAGTGGGTTTATGTTGATTGGAGATGGAGAAGGTTCTGCCGAATGCTATGCCGTAGCTACTAAAAAGGACCAGGCTTTAAAAACTTACAATGAGTTTTCAAAAATGGTATCACTAGATGATGACCTAAAGAAGTATGTAGTTAATGGAAAAGCACAAATAGAATACCCTTCTACATTCTCATTTATGAGAGCATTAGGCAGTAAAGATTTGGATTCATTCAATGCTCACTTTGTAGTTATCGATGAATTGGCGGCTATAAAGAAGCGTTCAATTTATGATGATATGAAGCAGTCTACTTCATCCAGAGATCAACCTTTAGTAAGTAGCATTTCAACAAATAACTTTGTAAGAGACAATATATTTGATGCTCAATATGAATATGCTTCACAAGTGATTGACTTCATGGAAGATTTCTTGAAAAAGTCTAAGAAATATGGACATGAAAAAGTAATAGAAATGGTAAAGCAGCAAGAACGAACAGGTGATGTGTTGTTTCAAGGCATTATAGATTTCGAGTTTTTGCCATTTATCTATGAGTTAGATGATAGAAATGAATGGGAAGATGAATCGTGTTGGATAAAGGCTAATCCTGGACTTGGTCCTATTAAAAAGATAGAAACTTTAAGAGGATATGTGAGGAAGGCCAAGAAAGATTTAGAGTTCAGAGCAACTGTAATGGTAAAAGATTTTAACATGAAGGAAAATGCTACAACAAGGTGGTTGCTATGGGAAGACTTAGAAAATCTAGAACTAATAGGACTAAATGAAAGACCACAAGGAGATGAGTTTTGCTATGGCACATTCGAAAAGGCGTTTAAGTCAATGGGATTTAACTATGGAATAGGTTGTTTTGACTTTGCAGAAACTACAGACTTAGCTGCAGCAAAGATTCTTTGTATGAGAGAAAATGACCCTAATATTTATGTATTATCCATGTATTGGATACCAGAAGATTATGTTGATAGTAGAACAGAAGAGGACAAGATACCTTATAGAACTTGGGTGAATAAAGGATTTATGAGAACATGCCAGGGTTATAAGGTTCGTAAGGCAGATATACTCGCCTGGTTTCAAGAGGTTCAAGATAAGCTTGATATTTATATATTTGATGGCGGATATGACCCTTGGCATGTATCTGAAACAGAAGAAAAATATCTACAGAATAATTTTGGTAAGAGCACATGGAAACCTGTAAGACAAGGACCACATACATTAAGTGGACCGATGCATGAGCTTAAGGAAGACTTGAAAGCTAATATAGTAGTCTATAATGACAATCCTATTGATAAATGGTGCCTTAGTAATATTGAGGTTAAGACTGATACCAATGGGAATATACAACCTGTAAAGCCTGGTTATGGTGATAAGAATAGTAAAATACAAAACAAGAAAAAAATAGATGGTGCTGTAGCACTTATTATTGGATATGTAAGATTGAAAGAAAGATGGGATGATTACCAAAATATGATTTAAAGGAGAGTGGTTGAGATGTTTAGGAGAATTACTAGGTCAGGTGATAATCCACCAGTTAGAAAACCTTATAAAGTACAATTTGATACTTTCGAAAAAGCGTTAGATGCAGTTGACTCATTATTAATAGATACTACACTACCAACACTTATAGTAAAAAACAACCTATATTCAAAAGATGAAGTGCATAAAATGAGAAGAAGGGAGTTAATTAAAGAATATGGGGGAAATGTAGTGTTATTAAAACCTCATGAAGAACTACTCAGTACGACAAAGCTAGATGAAAGCGTAAAGAACTTTATAGATTACCTTGAAAAGTCTACTTTTAGGAGAAATTATGATGGTAAGAACATAGTGGATACAGAAGAATTCAAGCACTTAAAAAAAATAATTAGCACTAAGTAAATTTATAACATGAAAAGCGTATAAGTGAACGTGAAGTAGTGTTGATGCTTAGTGCTTTTTATATGCCCTGAAATAAGGCATTAAACTATTTCAATAGGATTTGGAGGTTAGAATATGGGACTGTTAGAGAGAATCTTTAATGCCAGTACTAGAAGCCCTACTCAGCATTATACATATGTAAAAGGACTTAATAATAATCAAATTAACTTTACACCTTTCAACGGTAATTTATTTGATAATGATATTTCAAAGAGTGCCGTAGGTTGTAATGCAAGAAACATTGCTAAGCTTCGTCCTGTTCATGTTAGGAGAAGTGGTGATGTAACTGTAAATTCACCCAATGTAAGAATAGCAAGAATGCTAGTTCAACCAAATGAATTTATGACTATTTATAGTTTCCTGGAGAAAGTAGCAACCCATTATTTTATATATAACAATGGAGTCATCTATTACGATAGGGAAAATTATAAAATGTATCCGATTAACCCTAGTCGGATTGATTTAGTCGAGGATAGTAGCCACAACGTTTATGCAAAATTCCAGTTTAAAACCGGATGTTATGCGACAGTGCCATTTGAGGATTTAATTGTCATTAGAAGATACTTCAATGAGAATGATTTTTTTGGAGATGCAGATCGTTCGCTTAAGCCTACTATGGAGGTTATTAATACTACAGACCAAGGAACTGTTAGTGCAATCAAGAAGTCAGCAGGGTTACTCGGCTATTTGAAGTTTAATGGGAACTTAAAACAAATCGATATTGATAAAAAAGTTGAATCTTTTGAAGAAACTTACCTTAATGCTAAAAAAGGTACAGGTATTGCAGGTTTAGACAACACTACTGAGTTCCAAGAATTAAATATTAAACCATATGTGCCTAATAAAGCTCAGAGTGAGTGGTCAGAGGATAGGATATATTCTTATCTAGGTACAAACAAAAAAATTATACAGGGGCGTTTTGATGAAGATGAATGGAATGCCTATTATGAAACAACATGTGAACCTTTTGCAATTCAAGCAAGCCAGGTATTAACAAGTGTTATCTTTAGTGATAATGAGTTGGGTCATGGTAATGAAATATTTTTAGAGAGTAACAGATTGCAGTATGCAAGTACTGGAAGCAAGATTAGAGTTGCAACGTTACTTACGAATATAGGTGGGGCTTCTTTAGATCAAATATTAGATATTTTCAATATGCCACAAATAGGTGGTGAAGAAGGAAAACGAAGAGTGCAAACACTTAATATGGTTGCAGCAGATTTAGCTGATCAATATCAAGTAGGAAAGAAAAAGAAGAAGGATGAGGAGGAAGAAGATGAGTAATGCAGTAGAAAAACGCTATTCACCTTCTGAAGCTGAGATAAGAGCAGCAACTGAAGGGGAGAGAAGAACTATCGGGGGATATGCTGTAATGTACAATTCACCAACAGTTATAACTGATAGATGGGGAGATCAATGGTTAGAAGAATTTTCAACAGGAGCATTTGACGAGAGTATAGCTACTAGAAGTCAAAAGGCTCTATGGAATCATGATACCTCCAAGCCTTTAGGGAGTTGTAAGGCTAATACACTCAGATTTAACCCGGATGTAATGGGATTAAACTATGATGTTGATGTTCCAAATAACTCATGGGGTAACGATGCCTATGAGAGTGTTCAGAGAGGTGATGTTGACGGTTCGTCATTTGGCTTCAGAGCGCTCGAAGATGTTTGGAGTAGGATTACATACGAAGGCAAAGAAATGCTCAAGAGAAGCATTGTTAAGGCTGAATTATTTGAAGTGAGCCCATGTACATTCCCGGCCTATGGAGATAGTGAAATATCCTGTAGAAGTAAAGACACTTTTAAAGAATCTGAGCAAGAAAAAGAACTAAGACAAAGATTAATTTTAAAAAATAAAAATAAGATGAAAAGAGGTATGTAGTATGTTTGAAGAACAATTAAAAGCTTTAAATGGACAATTAACAACAATTGAAGAAAGAAGAAGTGCTATTGACACTGAGCTTACAGGAGATGGGAAAGTAGATTTAAAAGCAATAGAAGAAGAGCTTAGAGGTTTAGATGATCAAGAAGCTGAAATCCGTGGAAAGATTGAACTCATCGAAAAAAGAGCGAAAGCAAAACTGGTAGCAGCTGGAAAGGTTCCTGTTACTACAGTAGAAACTGGAGATGAGCATAGAGAACAAACTATTGAAATCGAAGAACGTGCAAAGTCTCTTAAAGAAGGTAGAGCTATTGCTACCACAGGTCTTGTAATTCCAACACATAGTAGTGGCACAATCAATGAAACATTTAATCAGGTTTCAAGTATTGTAGATCTTGTTAAAATAACACCTCTTATTGGGGGAGATTCTTACGAGCAAGCGTATGTAAAATCATATCCAGAAGGTGATTATGCAAATGAGGGTGCGGATTATTCAAATGGGGATACACAATTTGGATATGCACTTATGAATAAGACAAAAATTACTAACTATACAGAAGTAAATGAAGAGGTTGAAAAACTTCCATCAGCGGATTATGTATCAAAAATTGAAAATGGTGTTGAAACAGCACTTAAAGCTAAACTTGCCAAGCAAATTATGGTAGGTACTGGTTCAACAGGGCAAGTAGTAGGTATTTTCTCTGACCAAGCAACAGCAATTGAGGCAAGTAAGGATATTGAAATTGCAGCTATTACAAATACAACTCTTGATGATATCATCTATAGCTATGGTGGTACTGAGAATGTCGAAGGTCAAGCTTGGTTAATCCTTAACAAATTAGACCTTAAAGCATTTGCTACACTTAGATCAAGCGATGGTAAAAAAGTTCATGACATTAAACATTATGGTAATGTAGGTACAATCGATGGCATCCCATTTGTACTTAATTCAGCTTGTAAACCAGTATCGGCACCAGGAACTTCTGGTGGAGAATACTGTATGGCATATGGACATATTCAAAATTATGAACTTGTAACATTCTCAGATACAGAAGTTAGAAAATCTACAGACTACAAATTTAAATCTGGCCAAATAGCATTCAAAGGCAATAGAATGTGTGGTGGAAATGTAGTTGCTTGGAATGGATTTATTCGTGTAAAAAAACAAGCGTAGTATCTTCAGAAATGAACCTTGATGGTACTACGTATGAAGAAATGACAGTAGAAGAACTTAAGGTCCTATGCAAAGAAAGTGGCATAGATGGGTATAGCACCCTTAAAAAAGCTGAATTAATTAAAGTATTAAAAGAAGGCACGAACTAGTGCCTTCTTTTTTGTTAGGAGTAGGTTATGTTAGAAAAAGTTAAAAGAGCTCTTAGATTGGATGATGATGAATTAGATGATGAGGTACTTGATCTAATTGAAGCTTGTAAAGCTGATTTAATGCTTTGTGGCGTAATCAATATAAGTGACGAGGATCCACTTATAATTCAAGCTATCAAGACGTATGGAAGAGCAAATTTTGATGTGACTAATCCTGATCATGAAAAATATATCAGAAGTTATGAAAGTTTAAAATCTCACTTATCACTATCAGATGAGTATACGGTGGTGAATACCAAATGAGGGTATCAAGATTAAATCACAGAGTTACCATACAACGTTATGCAGAGTATGAAGATGATCATGGTATAAGCCGAGAAGGTTGGGTTGACTTAAAAACAGTTTGGTGCAGCATGAATAATCTTTATGGGAAAGAGTATTGGGAAGCTAAACAATATAGTGCTGAAAATACTATAGAGTTTGTTATTAGGTACAACGCCTGTAAGGATTTAAGTGTCAATGGCTACAGGTTAAAACAAGGCAATAGGTTATTCAATATCACTTCAATCGATAATGTGCAATATAATAATGAAATGCTTAAAATTAAGGCTATAGAGGTGATTGCTTAATGGATTTAAAAGACTTAGATAGAGCGTTTGAAAAAATGATTAAGCAATTTCCACAGGCTAGAAGAAGGTTAGTTGAAGAATGTGGGGAGAAGATGTATCAAAAGGTTTTATCAAACATAAGTCAAGTTGATGAAAAGACAGGCAATCTTAGAAAAGGTGTTAAAAAGGCAGTAGGTTCTAGAGGTGGATATAGTGCAGTAAGACCAGATTATAAAATTGCACCACATACTCATCTTATAGAGAATGGACATAAAATTGTACGTAATGGGAAGGTAGTAGGATGGGTGTCAGGCAAGCATATGTATCGTAATGCTTTAAATGAATTAGCAAATGAACTTGAACAAGATTGTGAAAAGATGCTTGATGAGTTAGTAGGTGATTTTAATGGTTAATATTTTAGACATTTTCTACTCACTAATAGGTGAAATAAGAAAATGCGTGCCAGACAGTAAGCATTATATAGGCAACTTAACGGAGGGCTTTAAAACGCCTTCTTTTTTATATTTATTAGTCTTTAATAAAGACACAAGATGTAGCAAATTTGTAAAAGATACTGTCTTAGACATTCAAATTATCTACTTTGGCACTAATGATAAGTACAGTAAAACTGATCTAGAAGAAAAACTAAAGGTTATGCACCAACTTAAGCAATTTTTAAGCACGTTTCATTTGCAAGTTAAAGATAGGAATTTAAAGTTTTCTTACAGTTTTAATGATGCAGACGATCAACTTGCTTTAAATATGCAATTTAATTTCAAAGACGGATTAGTAGACACTAAATTTGATGAAGAACAAGCAAGAGAAATGATTGAAAGAATTTTTATTAATGAGAAAGAGGTGATTTAATGCCACTACCAAATATTTTAATAGAGTTCAAATCAAAAGCTAGTACAGCCATTAAACGTGGTGAACGAGGTATTGTAGCGATTATTGTAGTTGATGAAACGCATGGCGTAACGAAAATCGAGGATGTTACTCAAATTCCAGCTAGCCTTACTCCTGCAAACAAGGCATATATTGAAAGGTGCTTTTTAGGTGGGGTAAGGCCAGTACGTTCAGTAGTACTTATTGTATCTGATACTGTACAAAACGGGTTAAAGGTGCTGGAAACACAAAAATTTGATTATGTAGTAGGGCCACATGATATGGAGAGCGAAGCCGCTACAGCCATGGCAACTTTCGTAAAAGGCCTTAGAGATACAAAAGGTATTAAGGTTAAGGCAGTGCTTCCTAATACTAAGGGAGATCATGAAGGCATTATTAACTTTACAACAGATAATATTGTAGTAGGTGAAACTACCTTTACAACAGCACAGTATTGCTCACGTATTGCGGGGTTACTTGCAGGAACGCCACTTCAGCAAAGTGCTACATACTACCAACTTTCAGAGGTGGATGACGTACCTAAGTTTACTAAGGCAGAGCTAGATAAAAAGATTGATGCAGGTGAATTTGTTATCTTCCATGATGGTGAAAAGGTAAAAGTAGCAAGAGCGGTAAATAGCTTAACTACTGTAGGTGCTACTAAATCTGAAGACTATAAATCGATTAAAATTGTAGATATTATGGACCTTATCTATACAGACATCAAACGTACTTGCGAGGATAGTTACATTGGGAAGTTTGCCAACAACTATGATAACAAGTGTAATCTTATCGTATCTATCCAAGCTTACTTAGAATCGCTTAGAAATGATGAGTTATTAGATCAAGATATCTATACTGGCATTGATATGGCATCTCAAACCAACTACCTTAAAGGTAAAGACGAGCCAGTTGATGATATGACAGAGCAAGAAATCAAAGAAGCAAATACACAAACATTCGTATTCTTAGAATCACGTTTTAAAATCCTTAATGCCATTGAGGATATTCAAATTAATTTCTTTATTTAGGAGGTGGCTAACGTATGGCTGCTATGTATGATTCAAAACGAGCGATAAATGGTACATATGGTGAGGTTTGTCTTGAGGGTGAATTGGTTCGTGAAGCTACGGGGTTAAAAGCTGATATGGCCCTAGAGTTTATTGACGTTCCTATGTGTGGAGACCTAGCTAAACACCAGAAAGTTAGTGGTATGAGTGGTAATGGCTCAATTACAATGACAAAAGTTAATTCAAGGATGGCTATTAAGTTATCTGATATGCTTAAAAAAGGTAAAACACCTACATTTACTATTATTAGTAAATTAGCAGACCCAGATGCGTATGGTGCGGAAAGAGTAGTGCTTAAAAACTGCCAGTTTTCTACACTAACACTCGCAGACTGGACAAGTGGACAAGTAGGTTCCATTACTCAGAACTTTACTTTTACAGATTGGGATTATTTAGATATTATTGAACCAAGATAGAGACTAGGGAAACCTAGTCTTATTTTTATAGGAGGGATACTATGAGTATTATTGATTTATTACTTGAAACAGATGTAGAAAAACTTCAAGCGAAACATAATAAAAATTATGAGATTAAAAGACTTAGCAAAGTATTAGGTGAAAAGTTTGTAGTGACTTGCTATGCACTCACACACGAGCAAGTGGCTCATCTGGGAGAGATCAGTAAGACTAATACAGCTATGAAGTTAAATGCTGTATTAGAAGCTTGCAGAATTGAAGGTAAGCGTTTTAATAATAAAGAATTAATGGATAAGTTTGGGGTGGTTACGCCAACAGACTTACTTAATAAGCTATTTTTACCTGGAGAACTTTATGAACTCTATGAGATTATAAATACTTTATCAGGATATAGTAAGGATGCTGTGATAGAAGTAAAAAACTCATAAAGGAAGGCGATTTCATAGCTAATATCATGTTTTATGCATGGATAAAGCATGGGATAAAGCCTTCCGAAGTTTATAAAATGAGTTATGGTGAATTAAAGCTGTTAGGAAGCTTTTATGAACTCGAAGTTGAAAGTAGACATGGGTCCCACTAAATGATATTATTATGTATAAAATAAAGACTATTTAGAGGTGGGTTATGAAAAAGTTATTCTGTCTATTAATAGCAAGTGTTATGATGTTTTCAATGGTAGCTTGTGGAATGAATGAAACTGAGGAAGTGGCTGTCGGTAACTCTGATGAAATAGAGCAATTTGAAAATCAAGGCTCTCAAGAGGACGTTAACCAAATTCAGGATGAAACTACTGGCGATGATGATATTACAAAATGGGATGAGGAATTAACCAAAAAAGTATCTGATTACATGTTAGAGACATGGGGAGATCCTGAGTGGGGTGCTCCTTGGTATAAAAATATCATAGAAATTAAGATGTTTAATGATGATACTGTAAGAGCAGTTTTAACTTGTGATATTAATGATAAAAGCACTCTTGAGACAATTGCACAAGCAGTTTTCCAATATGAGTATTGGATAGACACCATTTTAATTCATGATGAAAATGGTGAAACACTTCTATCTACTACTAATCCATTTAATATGTCTGCATATGAAAAAATAAATTAATGTATTAGGCACTTGCTAGGCAAGTGTCTTTCTTTTTTGTAAAAAGGAGGTGGTTAAGTGGCAAAAGACGTAAGTATTGCATTTAAGGCAAGTGATAATCTTACACATAGTCTTCAAAAAATGAGAAAAAGTGTTGATGGGCTGTCAAGAGATGTTACGGAATACAGGAAGATACAAAGCCAAGCATTTGATAAAAAAGTAGAAGTGAAATTAGATATAAAAGAAGCACAACAAAATCTTAAGAAACTTAATAGCGAGATTAAAAATGGTTCTGAAGGTGCAAAAATAGCCTACCAAATGCAACAGAGGGAATTAATAGGTCTTCAGGAAGAATACAAAAGACTTACTAAAGTAGCAAATGATGCTAGTAAGGCTGAATTGAAACTTCAGGATGACTTGTATAAGAGAAAAAACCAGAAAAACACAATGTCCACACTTAAAAATTTAGCTAGTGCAGGGCTAGGCAATATGGTGGGAGATGCCCTAACAAGTAGCGTTAATCAAAATATTACCTCTATGTATGGCTCAGAAGTTGGTAGTAACATTAGTTCTATAGCAGGTGGAGTTTTAAGTGGGGCCGCTATTGGTGCTATAGCGGGACCGATTGGTAGTGCAGTGGGGGCTGCAGTCGGTGGTTTGACAGGGGCTATCAATGCTTTATCTGAGCAACAACAACGTGATGATGATAGGTTTAGAAATGAAGTGCAATCCCTTTATGGCAAGGTGACCGAACAGCAAGAGCAAGACTTACAAAGTGGTAGTACAATGGCAAGCGAGAGGGAACAACTTGTAATGGGATTGGGAACTTTGCTTGGTAGTCAAGAAGAAGGGAATAAGTTATTTGAGGAAATTAAAACATTTGGAATAGAAACTCCATATGAAGGAACGAGTATGGTTAATGCGGCTAAACAAATGTTAGCCTACGGCATAAAAGCTGAAAATGTTATGGATGACATGAGGATGCTTGGTGAAGTAGCCATGGGTGATCAGAATAAGTTTAACAACTTAACCTATGCTTATGCTCAAACTCAATCAGCAGGGAAACTTACCGGCCAAGACCTATTGCAATATACAGCAGCAGGGTTCAACCCATTATCTATATTAGCCGAAGAGCAAGGCCGAACACTTGCAGAACTTAGAGAAGATATGAGTAATGGACTTATTAGTGCAGAGGATGTTACAAGGGCTTTTCAAATTGCTACTACTGAAGGTGGTAGGTTTTATGGTGCTATGAATGCACAAATGGACACATACGCTGGTAAGATGGCAATGCTTAATGATTTGCAAGCTGAAATAACATTAGGATATGGTGAAGGTTATAACGCTAAACGCCAAGAGGGTATGGAGAAAGAAATAGAGCAACTTAGTGGTAAACTTGGCGATAAAATGAGAGAAGCTAACAGCCTTATAGGTGAGTTTAAAGCAGACTTAGAAAATAAGTATCAACAGTCTATTCTTGATGCTATGTCGAGTGCTATGGAAACAGAAGAGTACAAAATGGCTAAGCGTGAAGATGATGGAGCTGAAATGGGAAGAATTCTCGCAGAAGCTCGAGCAAAGGCAGAGATTGAGTACCAAAATAGTGAAGGGGTAAAACTTTTGCAAGAGTCTCAAATGAGCTTAGTACAAAGCATTCAAGCTGATGTTGCTTTAAATAGTCAGTATGTTGAGTTTGGTAAACAAATGGCTAATCAGTTTAGTAAAGGTTATGCAGGTGTAATTGCTGATTTGCGAGCAAGTGGTGCTCTTAGTCCACAAGAGATTAATAATCTTGCAAAAGATAAAGGATTTAATGTCCCTATAGATAACCCTGTTACAAGCTTATCTAAACAAAAAGGGTTTCATGCTACAGGACTAGATAGGGTTCCATATGATGGCTATGAAGCGGTTTTGCATGAGGGCGAGAAAATCCTTACAAAAGTAGAAGCAGATAAGCGAGACCGAGCCCTTTCTTCAGGTGGAGTTAACATTAACATAGCTTCTATGGTTATACGTGAAGAAGCGGATATTGAAAAGGTAGCTTATCAACTCTATTTAAACCTAGAAAAACGTGCAATGAATACATCTTTAGGATAGGAGGTATCTATGGATTTTTATTTATCCTATAACAATAATGAGGAACAACTTCGATTGCCTGTTACACCTTCTGATTTTGAACTGTCACAAAGGAACAATAATACAGTTATCAATATAAACGCACTTGGAGAAATCAATCTGATAGGTAAGAAAGGTCTTGCATCTATTTCTCTATCAAGTTTTTTCCCAGCACAGGAATACTATTTTTGTAAGTATACAGGGTTTCCTAAACCTTATGAATGTGTAAAGATGATTCAGAAATGGAGGGACTCAGGTAGGCCTATTCGTTTAATTATTACAGGCACATCTATTAATTACGCTATGACTATTGAGAACTTTATATTTTCAGAGCAAGATGGTACAAGAGATGTTTATTTCACCTTAGAACTTAGAGAATATGTTTTTACGAAGCAAGTTAAGCCTACAAAGGTTACAACACCTAATGGTACTCAAGTTACTGTTCCAGCTACAAAGAGGGAAGCAAAACCTATACCTTCTAAGTACAAGGCGCAAAAAGGTGACAATATGTATACTGTAGCAAAGAAAACGACAGGAAGCATGAGTAATGCTAAGGCCATAGCTAAAACAAATAAAAGAGATCAGTATAAGGGCATGGATTTAGTTAAGGGAACGGTGGTGTTAATTTAATGCCAAAAGTCTATTTACATCAAGAAGGATTATACAGTGACATTACGCATTACATAAGTAAAATAACATGGGCTGGTGGTAAAAGTCAGGTTGCTAGAAGATTAGAATTAGACCTTATTAATAGTGTGCTCGATAAAAATATACCAGACATTTATATTAAAAATGGCAGTATGTTAAAGCTTTTTAATGATGATGGGAAATTGTTATTTAAAGGATTTGTCTTTTTGAATAGTAAATCCGGTCAGAATAGTACAGTCAATGTTGTGGCTTATGACCATTTGATTTATGCCATAAAAAATAGAGGTGTCTATAACTTTAAAAAGAAAACGGCCGAGGAAATGACTAGAACCATATGTAATGACTTCTCAATACCTATAGGTAATATTGCTAAGACTGGCATTAAGCAAGATATCAAGGCAAATAACAAATATATTTATGATATTTTTATGAGTGCCTACACAGGAGCAAGTAAGCAGAACAATAAAAAGTACATGGCCAAAATAAGGGATGGTAAGCTTGATGTTATTGAAATAGGTTCTGTCATGAGTACTTTTATGTTATCTGATGAAAGTAATATTATGGACAGTGGCTACACAGAAAGCATTGAAAATATGGTCAATCGAGTTCGTATTTACGATGGAAAAGGTAATGCAATCGGCATGGTAGAAAATGCTGAATGGATTAAAAAGTATGGAGTACTGCAAAATATTTATACGAAAGAAAAAGATAAGTCTGCTAACACAGTAGCCCAATCAATGCTTGTAGATGTTCAAAAGACTGTTCATGTAACGGCACTAGGATATGTTGATTGTGTTACAGGCAATGGTGTGCAGCTTAAAGATAGTGCGAGTGGACTGACAGGCGTTTTTTATATTGATAGTGACACGCATACATGGTCAAATGGACAACATATTATGAAGCTTAATTTAAACTTTAAAAACATCATGGATGAGAAGTAGGAGGTGGATATATGAAGAAGGATCCGTATGTAGAAATACTAATGATGATGCAGAAAGAAGGTGCGAAATCAAATCCACCTTCTTTTTGTTTGGGTAAAGTGGTCTCAGAGACTCCCTTAGAAATAAAAGTTGATGAATTACCACTTGCTGCTGACGACTTCTTAATAGCTGATTACTTAGTAGAGGGTTATAAAAGAAGCCTACAAGTTACATCTCAAGGGACAATGAGTAATAATGGTGAATCAAGTATACAGGGCAATTTAACATCAAGTACACAAAATACATCTGGTGGTTCAGGAGAGGATTCCTTTGCAAGCCATAATCATTCTATTAATAATCAAGCAACTTTCAATGGCTCTTGTGAATCAACTGGTCCATACACATTAAGTGGCGAGTCAGAAGTTGAATTTAAGCCCTATTTAAAGAAAGGTGACTTACTTGCTTTAATGCCCATGGATGGAGAGCAACTTTATATTGTTGTGTGTAAGGTGGTGAGCCTAGTATGAGTCTATTTCCTTTTATAAATCAGGAGGTTGAAGAGGATCAGGTAAAAACAAGTGTAATACCTGTTGAATATGAAATAGATTTTGAAACGGGTAAATTGACTGGTCGACTTGTCAAAGGTAAAGACGCTATAAGGATTTGGGTACATAAGGCACTCTTAACTACAAGATATAAGTATATCATTTATTCATGGGATTATGGGCATGAAATTGAGGAGTTAATTGGTAAAAACTATAATCATGATTTTATAAGTGCTGAAATAAAACGATTTATAGAAGAATGTTTATCGGTTAACCCATATATTTTAAGTATTGATAATTTTTCCTGCAGATTTGAAGGAAAGGAGTTATTTTGTGACTTTACCGTTCATACGCAATTTGGGGAGGTGAGTATTAATGAATCCTATACCAACCTATGAAGAAATTTTAGAAGGTTGTTTAAACAAGGTTCCTAGTGAGATGTATAGAGGGGAAGGCTCTATTATTTATGATGCTTTATCTCCAGCAGTATTAGAATTAGCTCAAATGTATTTAGAAGTATCTAATTTGTTAGATTTATCTATGCCTGATACGGCAGTAGGTACTTACTTAGATAGGATTGTTTCAGGTTATGGATTAACACGTAGGCAGGCTACTTTTGCTCTAAGAAAAATATCTTGTGATCAAGCTTTAGAAATTGGGAGTAGGTGGAGTGTGGATGAAACAACATACATTATTATAGAACCTATGAGCGATGGTAATTATCTAGCAAGGTGTGAACAAGTAGGGAGTATTGGGAATAGATACAGTGGCAAAATGGAGAGTCTAGATGGAGCGAGTGATGCTAATGCTATATTGATAGATGTTGTAGAAAGTGGACAAGACATAGAAACTGACGAATCACTAAGAAATAGGTTCTATGAGAGTGTTCAAAGACCAGCTACCTCTGGAAATGTCCATCATTATAAAATATGGGCCACAGAGGTTGAGGGTGTGGGGGATGCCAAAATATTCCCCTTATGGAATGGTCCAGGTACAGTAAAGGTACTTATCACGAACGCAGATAAGCTTCCAGCTGATAGAAGTTTAATCGATAAAGTCGCTTCACATATAGAAGAGGTGAGACCGATAGGTGCAAATGTAACAGTAGTAGCACCAACGTCTAAAAAGATTAATATTAATGTA